ATGGAATGCACGTAGCTACTGTCACCCCTGCCCTAAAGCTTCAAGAATGGCTTCTTTGAAGCCTGACTCTATTTCGTCGTGCATCTCCGCAAGTGAACTTCCAAGATAAGAGCGCGCCGGAATTGTTGATCCTGGATGGTGGACGCTTCTTGCGAAAACCTGGTCTCCCCCCGTGCTAAAGGCCAGGGCCTTGGCCTTCACAGCGACGATATCGTGGGCCGCCGTCTTCCCGCCGAATTCCTGGATTGCCGCATATGGCACGCCGGTGCTGGAAATGGAGACGGACGTATCTTCTCCATTATCCTCGATGGAGGAGATGATAGAGGCCGCAAGAACGCCGGAGTGGACCTGTAAGACCTCGCCGGAAAGCTTTTGTTGAATTCGAGCCTCAAGCGCCGTGCGAAGGGTGTCTGCTTGACCTAACAGTGCATCCTGCACTGCCTGGACGTCGAATTCGACATCGATCATGGGGTGACCACGCGGCGATAGGGTGTCAAGGCACTCACAACAAAATCTGGGATGTCCTTGACGATGAAAGCCATAGTCTCCTGTCCGCCTAGCGACTTCGAATGTTGACCTATGCGCGAACGATAAGCATAGCGCTCGGCCGCCCAATCCATACAGCAGGATGCAAGATCGGCAGGCACGTAGCCATAGGTGAGGAGCACCGCCGAGCCCGCATCCCCTTGAGCAAAATTGTAAATGCCATTTACGACCGTGTATTGCCCGGCGGCAGGATTCCCCGTGACCGCAGCTAGCGAAAGACCATCCGAATAAACGACACCGACATCGCTCGCCCAGTCACCATAAGGGGCTTGCGCCGAGGTGCTATACGGAGTTGTCGAGGGAATGACCACGCTTTCATTCGTAATTTGATAGCCGGCGCTATAGGAGATCGTGACGTTCTGAAGACCGCGTGTGAAAAGAAAGCGGCGCAGCGACAACCTCTGCATGGCTCCGGGCGGTGCCACATTGGAGGGATCTAGAACATAACCCATCTGAGCGCTCGCCCCAACGACAAGCGGCGGCGAAGGAGGAATGGCGACACCATCTACAATACAGGATGAAACTCCAATGACCGGCCAATGCCTGAGCATGATCGAAACGTCATTGCCCCCATCACGAATCTCGGTATAGGCCGACGGCAAAATCGCAGGCCTGTCGATAACATTGAGGATTGCTCGGCTGATCTGGGTGATTAGTCCTGCCAGAAGAACATCGTCGTCGGTTCCAGCAACATCCAGCCAATTCTTGAGCTCGGCCAGGCTGACAAGATCGAATGGAGATGCCATTTTTTTCTGATCCCGCTTTCATGCACTGACTTCACACTGTGGCTCTATTTTTAGGAGACCGTATTTGGTCTCCGTCAAAGTTCCGCTCAACCGGGTAGCGCCGCTTGAACCCTAGCGACTTTTAACCACTCAGCCGACAAGCGCGTGGCGCGCTGCGGCGCGTAATTCTTCATTGGTTACAGGCAAGGACACTGAAACCCCCTTTGCCTTGAGGAAGGAGAATAGCTCTCGACGGTTCAAAGACGATATGTCTTCAACCCCGAGAGCCAAGATGGTAATGTTGTTGCTAGCATCCTCATGCCCATCCGGTGGCATTGATGCTTCCGCCACCACAAGCCTTGCGCGAATGTCATCGGTACTGATTGCCTCAATCGTCTTCATCGTCATGTTCATCGCCCGGCTGACGAGCTGGTCACGCGTCATTGGCGCGAGGTTAGGCGTTTCCTGCCCGCCTTCCCAGGGAATGACTCCATGTGAGATAAGCACATTCCGCGCTTCGTCCTCGACCTCAACTGATCCATCCTCGGCTATCTCGATGGCTCGGGCAGCATGTGATACCGCGTGGCAGCCTTCGGGAACCCGTAGTTTCATTTCAATGATCCTTGTTCAGATATAGCAATCAGATGGCATGTTCCGGCAAACCAGTAACGAGTTTGCCGAAGATGCTTGCGAGAGAAATAATGCGATTGAGTGCCGCCCACGTCACTATCTCTGGAGGCTTTCAAATGCGTCTTGGAGCTGATTACCTGGAAATAGGATCAGCCATTGCCTATATTCGTGATCAATGCCAATGATGGCGGAAAATAGCACTGCAGGACTTCGTCGGCGTACACCCCATATTCGTATCGGCGGCTACGAAGCGGCCACTCAATCTGGTAATAATCCTGCCGTGTCCGGATTTGATTGACATTGCCAACCCCGGCAAGCGGATAGGGCAATACCTTCGTCGTCATGAGGATGCTGCCTGCGGGCATATTCGGATGGACCCGAATATCAATGACGCTGCCGCCCTGCATTGAGAACCGGTTCAGATAGGTGCGCACCATAATGCCGCCACCAACCACATCCTGCGAAGATTCGAAAACGAAGCGCTGCGCGGCCGTCTGCGAGCCAGACAGGATCTTCCTTGAAATATTCAAGGCTTCCTGGGAATTCACCCACATCGTGTCGGGAGAAAGCCGGTAATTGTCCCACATATATTTTAGTACGGTATCGATCTCGATAATGCCGCCTGCACTGTCCGAAGTCAGCGGCGTGCCAATTCCGGGTGTACCGGAAGCCATCCTATAAACGTAAGACCCAGAGCCCGGGATGTTTACCTGAGAGATGAGGCCATCGAACGCGAGCACATTCGCCGAGTTGTCATTGGTGCCGAGCGAAGAGGCCGTCTGCGTGCCAGTGGGAGTCGTGGTGATGACTACTGAATTGATCGTCGTAATCGCGCCGAGGACTTCGGCTCCGGCCGCTCCCCAAAACCATGCATAGCCCAACGCACCCGTGACCGGTGTGACACTCGCATTGATGGAGCCGGTCACGCCGGTTGTAGCGATAGGTTGGCTTGTGCTCTTGCCCGCCACGCCGCCGCCGAAGGTATCAAACGTTCCATCGGCATTTGTGCGGGTAATTTGCCCTTGAATACCGCCCGCTATGCTTCCATTCATAAGGCCGTCGAGCGTCATCGCGGCGCAAATCACAGACCAGGTCTGTGCGGCAAGGGTGCCACCCGTGGCTGATGCGCTTAGCGTCGGCGTCGGCGTGGTGCCGAGCGGCGTCGACGTGCAGCCGCCGAGGATCATGGCCTCTTCGCCAAGCATCAAGGCCTCAAGACCTGTTTTGGCGCCAATCGCACGAATATCATCAAATCCCTGACCGGCATATTGCGCCTCGAAATCGACACTCGTCTCAATGCCAATGCCCTTATAGGTCGGGGTATAGTTTTGCGTATTGACAGCCATGACACCGCCGCGATTTGCAGACGACACGCCGAAACGCAAGCCACTGGTATTGATTGCGGTAATCGCTCGCCACGCCGCCTGGATACCGCCTTTTCCGGAAACGCGAGGGATCGAGTTGCGTAACGGCGTTAACACCGGATAAAGGAATTTTGCACCAAGCTCCAGATCGTAGAAGGTAAGCCCGGAAGTAGCACTCGTGCTTTCCGAGTAGGTGCTCTTTTCAAGCCCCATAAGGTCCTTGAATCGAGGGTCGCCGAGCGGCTTCTGCTGCGCGGTTTTAATCCTGTCCAGAACGTCCTGAACACCGGTCTGCGTCATCATATCTTACTCCTAGCCGCCGTGAAATTCGAAAAGATTTTTGTGGCAAACATTATTTAGTGAGAGGGTCTTGTCACGATAAGCGCCGCTCCGCATCGAGATAGGCAGATTTCAAGGATCGCGCGCCCTCGCTGAAGGCACTCGTCAAAAATTGTGCCCAGAGGCACTCGGGTTTAGTAACTGGGAAAGACGCTTAGCGTAGCGGCGAATGGCCGTTTCGCTGTGCCAATTTGATGGCGAGAACTGACAAAACATCTGGATTGGAAAGCAACTTCTCGACGTTGTCGTGAGATTCATCACCGCAATCTTCGACTTTCGAGATGGCGCGCGGTTGGCCTAAAAGTGGCAAAGGCAGGGGCTGCTCCTCGATGTTCTTCACGCGCCGCAATACGTCGGCGAGCGTTTCGGCAAGCATATCAAAGCGTTTTTCCAAGCCTCCTTGCGCTATTTTTTGTGACCCGCAGGCAGCTCCAAGTTCGACAGAAGTATCGTGCATGTGCTGGATCCTGGCTTGATCTGTTTCGTTGTTCCGGGCGCCGATTTTCAGAAGATTCGTGGTTTTGAGAGAGGCGGTCTTTAGAGGCGCGGCGAACATTGTCATCGGGGATTGCGAAGCATCGTCCTGCCCGAGTTCCGCGGTTTCTTCATTCACCATGGTCCGCAAAATAGCCGAAGCACGTGTGACCAGATCCCGCAATTCACTGGGAACATCGGAATCGTCCTGCTCCGTCATCTCTTCAGACGACGAGGCATTTTGCAACCAGTCCAATTCCTCGATGATGTTCGCAAGCCGCGCAACATTGACTAATCCCTTGCCGAAGCGCCGCTGCTCGCTTGTTCCATCGGCCTTGATCATTTCAAAAGTCGCTTGCGGCAAGCATGGCAAATCAACGAGTGAGATTTCGTTCGGCGATGCGGTGTAGCGGGTACTTCCATCCGCGTCCGTCCACCGCCGTTCATACGCTCCACCTTGCGAAAAACCCGTATAGACTCCTTCCAGGACTTTTGCCCATTCGGCGTCATCGACAACTTTGGCGCAGATCTCGATCTGTTTTGCTTGATCGTTGAACGTGATTTCGGTCACCTTGCCGGCCGCGACAGGCCCATGCATGGCACGGAGGTTGCCATAAGACTTACCGGCGGTGGCTTTTGCGATCTCTTCTGACCATTTTTCATAGAATGGTTTGGTCGAGGCGTAGTCGCATATTTCGCCGGCGCGATCTTCGGTCTCGGCGGTTGCGAGGCCGTAGACGAGGCGCCGCGCCGCGTTGAACTTGGTTATCGGAATGAACATGCGCAGCGCGGACATGAATGCTCCTTGTTTTTTGAACAGATCATTAGAGTAGGAAGACGACATCGGCTATGCAAAGCGGAAAGAGGTGTCCCATCCCCCCTTGCGAGCAATCTGACCGCCGGCGCATGGTCCTTAAACAAAGGCAGATGCCCTGCGATGTCTTCCGCGCGCCAAAGTCTTGGCCCGTTCGCCCATGGCAGGCTCAAGGGCGGAATCCCAAGCGAACTGGCGACAGTCCTCGTGGGCGCCATGCCCTCGGGTGAAATCCGCGAGAGGCTGCTCGAGTCGAGCGCCCTTTGCGTGCCTGCATCGTCAAATCATGACTGTGGGCATCTATTCGGTTTGAATATGCTTTCGTCAAGATACTGCGGGTCATGCCAGCATCGCCAGCCTGAGGGAAACATCGGGACTCTTCTATGGCTTTGATGGTTTTCCGCGCGGCAACCGGCGCAATCTCAAGCGTGCATTTTGCCGCATCCAAGCGGACCTGTATATTGGGATGGTTATTGAGACAAACAAGCGCCAGCCGGGCGTCACGACCGCGTGGACGCAGCTCCTTATCCACCGCCAGCATTTGATTAGCTAAATTTCTAACCTTAGCTTATGCAGCCCCACGCATAGCCTGATACAGCGCGATCCCAATCTCCGCAAAGCGATCCACGAGTTGATCGACGGTCATCTCTTGGTGACTTGAGCGCTTCATGGTTTCAAATTGGTCTCAATCTGGCTTGTATTCTCCGTTATCGAGACCGCGAATGATCATCCCCGCATCCATTGCTTGTGGCTGCCATTTTGATGCTCTTATTGCTTCAAGCACTTTACGCGCCGCCTCGGGCGCAACGCCCAAGGTCTTTATAGCTGCTTTCACACGAACTTGCATATTGGGATGGTCATACAGCGTTAGAAGTGCAAGACGTGCTTTCCGGCCGCGTGCGCGCAATTCCTGGTCCACAGCCGTCATTTCTTTAAAAAGTCTATTGTATTGAGAAATTTCGCCATAAAGTTCTGCTTTATCCTGGGCTATGCTAAGATATGCAAACCGATCAACAAGTTCATCAACCGTCATCTTACTGAGCTTGACTCGTTTCACGGCTCTAGCACTCGCACCTAATG